ATGGAAATTTCTGAACAAAACAAAGTAATTGACGGTATTGTCTACCGTCCTTCATGGAGAGCTACCTTCCAGAATCTTCCTATTGGAGGTAAAATCAAGCTCAACAGAACACAGCTTACCTATCAGGTTGCCTGCTCCTCTATCAAATGGATTAAGGACCGGTATAAAGGTTACGACTTCTCCATCACACCGGTTGACCGCTTCAAAGACGATTTTGTCGTAGAACGCATCGCTTAAGAACTCATCGTATAACTAATACCATTTACTACTATGGCAACAAGACAAAGAAACCTATCGGCAGAAGAGCTTCTGACTAATATCTACACTGCCATGCGAAACGTTACTCTCAGCAAGAATCAGGCGGCGGCCATTGTTGGAGGAAGATATCAACTCGAACGCCTGGTGTTCAAAGATAAGTGCATACGAATGTGCCAGACGCACGACAAGCAAAATTCCCAGTGGAAATGCAACGGTGAAGACGTGATACGCTTCGCCAAGAACAACTTTATTGAAAGAACGTAAACACCCTTAATATTATTTTCTGTCATGTATACACCTAACAAACCTGTTAAATGGTCGAAGAAGGAAGAAGATATACTTAGGGATGCTTTCGCGACATCTTCTCCTGAGAATCTTCTTGATTTGCTTCCGGGGCGTAATCTTTCGGCCATATACCGCAAGGCGTCAAGCCTCGGTCTTCACCGCTATAAATCCAATGAATGGACTTCAAAGGAACTGGATATCCTTATAGAACTGTATCCGCGCATGAATGCACGTCATATTATGTCTTATCTACCCGGCCGCAGCCTTTCAGCTATATACCGCAAGGCGTCGGATCTGTGCCTGTCGGCTTATGACAACACAGAGACAGATAAGATTATACAGGAATCATACGGAAGCTGTTCTCTCTCCCAGATAGCAAGACGCTTAGGCAGCTGCTGTTCAAGTGTACGTTTTCGCGCACGTGTTTTGGGCCTTATTTAAAATGATTATGTTATGACACAGAAATACGTAAAAACACTATTCAATATTGAAGTGGCCAACCGCATTCAATCCGGAGCCATACCGGGCTGGATAATATGCGACCTATATAACCTGCCATGCAATATTGTCGATTTCTCTTATTCGGCTTCGGAGATTATGGTAATGGTTCCCGACAAGAACCTTACCGCTGAGGCTTTTGTATTCAACCATAAGGGCGTATGCCTTGATGAGGCTTGTCACTGCAAATTATATCTTATCGTACCGGAATGGACGACATTCAGAGCCGGAGATATAGTATACTGCCAGCAGGGATACGGAGAAAACAGCATAGAATGTATATCCATACTCGCTTGCAAACCGGAGTGTATCTCCAACGCTAAAATACTTGTCAACAGCATTGTAAGCTGTATCACTTACAGCAATTACTTGCCAAGCAGGGCAATGCTTGAAATGAAGTTTTCTGTATTCCATTCGGTAAGAAGAACAGGACTGACAGAAAAAAGACTATTGGCAGAACGGATGATACAGAACGGCTCGGAAGACGCCTTGAAGATGCTGAGAAAATACATACCTGAGTATAAACACCTGGCTCCAAGCCTCAACAATAAAACTGATGAATAGAAAATCACCTGAACACGATTTGCAAAAGAGATGTGTAAGCTGGTTCAAGTACCAGTATCCGCATCTGTTTAGGCTGTTTTTCTCCGTGCCTAACGGAGGAAGCAGAAACAAGGCAGAAGCCGGCAGACTTAAAGCTGAAGGAATGAATCCGGGAGTGGCAGACCTTATTCTGCTTGTTCCTAATTATTATTACCACAGCCTCAACATAGAGATGAAAGCCGGATCAAAGCAAAGCGAAGACCAGAAGATATACGAAACGTTCTGCCAGAAAGCCGGTAACCAATATGTCGTATGCAAGAGCTTCGAGCAGTTCAAGAGTATCATAGAAGACTATCTCTCCTACATGAACAGCAGTACGATTCTGACAATGAAAAGCGTTCACAAGGCTTTTGAGGAGGCAAAAGCGATGAAAGCAAAAGAAAAGTATAAGAAATTATGTAACAAAACAAAGAAAGACCATGAAAGCAAATAAGAAACTATATAAAACACTCATAGCTCTATGTATTATCATAATACTGTCTATAGTTGCTCTCCCCGGCTGTGATGTTATCTGCATTACAATCTGTCTCAGCTTATCCATGATAATGGCATACTGCATGGAGCAGCTCGATAAATTAACGAAATCATTAACCAATAAATAAGAGTTATATGCAAGAAAAGGAACATAATGAATTGGCACATCTGAATATAGTGCCTAAGATATCTGTTAAGGAAGTTCAAGAGGCTGCAAATAGAGCCGCCATGGAAGGTATTAAAAGTGCTTTGGAAAATTTTTATACGGGATACAACAGCCCTTTTAAAAAAGCTATCCAAGAATCTTTGGAAAAAGAAGTTCCTTCGTTTTCTTTTGACTTGACTGGAGTAATGGCTTTACTTAATGAATCTCTTGTAACCATTATTGATGAGGTGACTAATCAAGCCGTGGCAAAAAGCTACATTCCTCTTGTACGTGATCTTCTCACAAAGACAAAAGATGAAATTAAAGTATCAGAAATTGTAGAAAAATTCATCTCTGCATATAGCGACTACGGTGAAGAATGGGATGGAGACGATTTTCGCGCAGAGCTTAAAAAAGACGATCTTGGATGGTATAATCTACACCTTGAAGCAATAGAAGAGGAAGTGGAATTTACCATTGTTATACATAAGGATTTCAATAGAAAAAATCCCGACAAATATCAGATCATTAATATACCTATTGAAAAAGGTTATGGTAATTCATTCGGAAATATTAAATATAGTTTTACGCTGGATGATGGCAAAACGGTCAAAATGGAAATGCCGTATGGGTATGGTATTCTTAAGAATGATTTCATCCGCTTCATTGCCAATTTAGTAACATTCAACACGTCAATCGTTATCGACACAGATAATTTTGACGATATACTTTATCCATGATAATGGCATACTGCATGGAACAGTTCGATAAATCAACGAAATCATTAGACAGACAATGACAATGGAAGATTTAATTCAAGACTTTATAAGGATTGATAACCAACCTGGATATGACGATGGCGGCCGCAGTTATGGTTTTGATGAAGGAAATGGCTGCGGTCGTGGCTTAGGCGATGGCTGCGGTTTTAGTTCTAAAGATGGCTTTGGTTGCGGACGCAACTTTGGCTCCGGTTCTCGTACTGGCTGCAACTATCTCTATGACTCCGGTTCTGATCGTGGCGATGGCCGTGGCTCTGGTCATTTCCTTGAGTATGAATATGGCTGCAGCTGCAACCTCAAGACATTCAATGGTAGAAAGGTGCACATAATAGACGGAATACAGACAATTATCAGCCAGGTAAGAGGCAATACAGCAAAAGGCTATATCGTTCAAGGTGACCTTATTCTTAGAGAATGTTACGTGGTAAAACATAACAATCTCTTTGCCCATGGGAATACCCTTCACGATGCCTATCAAGCCTTACAGGAGAAGTTGTATGACACATCTACCGAAGAAGAAAGAATTTCGGCTTTCAAGGAGAAATTCCAGGACTTCGACATGAAATATCCGGCAAAGGACCTGTTTTCATGGCATCACATACTGACAGGAAGCTGCAAGGCCGGACGTGAAGCTTTTTGCAGAGACCATGAAATTGATGTAGAAAACGATTCGTTCACCATACATGAATTCATCCGGCTGACAAGAGATTCATACAACGGAGAAATCATACAGAAACTCTTAGATTAAATATCAAACAGACAAATATCATTAATTAATCAACTTATTAAATAATTGACTTATGGAAAAGAATAACAAGAAAGTAATTGTACGTGGTGACAGAAGTGGAGTATTTTTCGGCACTTTGGTGGAAAGAACAGGTAATGAAGTGAAATTGGCTGATTGCAGAAGAATATGGTACTGGGATGGTGCTGCAAGTATCAGCCAGCTGGCGGTAGACGGAACGAAAAGACCGGAGAACTGCAAATTCACGGTTTCCGTGCCGGAGATTGAGATTCTTGATGCCCTGGAAATTATTCCTTGCTCTGAAAAGGCAATTGCATCCATAGAAAGTGTACCTGTATGGAAGATCTGATTTTACAGTTTGTTCAAACAGACAGCGCTTCTTCCTCCGGTAATGTAGAAAGACGAGAGTCCGGTACGGGAACCGGAGGATACGGAAAAGGTTCAGCTGAAGGCGGAGGAAGTTACCGTAGTAGTGGATATGCCTGTGGCCCTGGTTATGGTTCCGGGACTATCAACAGAGATGGCGACGGATATGGTTGTGCTTCAGGTGTCGGATCTTCAGGAGGATGCGGGCATGGTTGGTGTGATATTGGTGGATTAAAATCCTACAACGGGAAAAAGGTGTATAAAATCGACACTTTGGATACCATCATCTATACCGTAAAGGGAGATTACGCAATGGGAGCCGTTGTTTTTCCCGACCTTACGCTAAAGCCGTGCTATATAGCCAAAGGCAAAGGAATGTTTGCTCACGGACATACTCTCCGCGAGGCATACGGCTCTCTTCTTGAAAAGATTCAGTCCAACTGGACGGAGGAAGAAAGAATTGCCGGCTTTAAAGAAACCTTTCCTGAATACGACAAGCATTATCCTGCTTCCTTACTGTTTGAGTGGCACCATAAGCTTACCGGCAGCTGTCGGATGGGGAGAGAGGAGTTCTGCCGCAATCACGGCATAGACATACAGAACGATACGTTTACGGTCCGTGAGTTTGTAAAACTTACAAAAGACGAATATAAAGGTGATATAATCAAGAAAATCCCTTATCGGTATGGCAAAGAAAATAAATCTTGAGGTACATACACCACCACCGGACAAGCCGGTGTATGTGAAATGCATCGACTGTGCAGGAGCGGAGCTGCACAGGTGGAGAGGTGATCCGTTGATAGCCCGCTGCAGGAATGACAGAAACACACCCAGACAGGTGGCAAATACCAAACACCGGTGCAACTGTTTCACTTCTTTGCAGCGCGGCAAGGAACCTGAAATAATTAATCATGATGACGGATAGTTATGGCACGACCGAGCAAGAAAGGACTTGACTACTTTCCGCTCGACGTAAACATCTTTGAGAACGAAAAGGTTGCAGCGATATCCGGAGAGTTTCAGATAAAAGGAGAAATAACCCTGATTAAACTGCTCTGTGCGATATACCGGAACGGATATTACTATGAGTGGTCGGAAATGAACAGGGCACATCTTCTCCGTCAGCTCCCCGGCATTTCTCCCGGACTATTAGACCAGGTTATTGACAGGTTGGTTAAATGGGGATTCTTTGACAAATCCCTCTTTGACTCGTCTAAAATCTTAACTTCGTCAAGCATCCAGGAACGATACTTCGCCGCAATCGCAAGAAGGAAAACCAACATTACAGGCTATCCTTATCTTCTCATTAATGTATGCAATAACGCGGTTAATGTATGCAATAACTCCGTTCAAGCTGCATTTATGTCGACAGAAAGTACACAAAGTAAAGTAAATAAAATAAAAACCCCTCTTAATCTCCCCACAAGGAGGAGCATTAATCACGGTTTTTCTTCTGAGGGAGAGAATTTTTCTAAGGCTGAGAAGGAAGAGAATTATACGCCTCCGCGTATGCCTGCCTTTAACGACGGCAAGAAGCGGAATTATGATCTTCTTCTGGACTTTTTGAAGGAATACAATTTCACGCCTGCCATGCAGGCCCAGATCATCGTATTGAGCAACTACGGTGAGATAGGTCATCCCGTGTGGAAGCTGATATACGAGGTCAGGAACAATTCCAAAATCAAGATGCCGAGAGAATTTGTCATTTCCCGATTGAGAAATATTATGGCGACAGAATAATAACTTTTACAGCAATATGAAAAAAGCATTCTTAATTTTGCTGATACGATTGGCAAAGATGTTGAAAATGGAAGAAAAGCTTATGCCGGAGCTTGAACTTCTTCCTGCGAACACAGCCCGGACAGGTAGGCTGTATATGCATTACGGCAGAGTTGTATTGTCACACCCCAATCCTGAAAAGGTGGAAGCGGTTTATCTGAACAAGCACGGTTCGCCAATCAGAAAAGACGAATACCAGAAGCTTGTTGCTAAGAATATTCCGTGTTCGATACGCGATGATGTCAAGGGAAGAGCCTGCCACCTGTGCGACTTCAACCGTCTGGGGCTGCCCTGCCGGTGTGATTTTGCTTCAGGACCTTTCACCGGCTACTATGAGGTAATTTCACAGTCCAAGCAGTACAGCACGAACATTATACAGCCGAAAATACGAATTAACAAAAACATATAAGCTACATGGCAAAGAAACGTAAGAATATATTCATCCATCCGGATCATATCGAGAACCTGGATGAAACAGCCAAAAGGCTGGAGGCCGGCAGAAAGGAAGCTGAGCCGACCGGATACACAAGCGAATGTCTTCTTCGGAACACGAAGCGCCACAGGGACATGCTTCTGAAAAAGGCTTTCGTTCAGGAGAAACTCAAAAGCGGTGCCGTATTCTTTTTTAAGGTGGTAGGAAAAGAGCACGAAATGATGATGCAGCCCGTACCGGTAGAGTTCATGAACAGAACTTCCATCAATCACGTGGAAAAGCGTCTTTTCGGCTCGTTAAGGCGTTATGCTTACCGGACGGACATGTATTCCACTCCGGAGCCGTCTACGGTGCTCTTCAACCTCGGACTGTCTCCTATGGCGAAGTATTACCGGTTCCGTCTGGAAGAGTACAAGGTAAGGGATGCCGCATTCGGTGACATGATGGCTTATAAACTGGTTCCGTTAAGCATGGGATGACAGATACAGGAAACACGGATAAGACACTGGTGATGCTCTCCCGCTATCTTGGGGTAAAGAAGAGGCTGCATCATCTTACCGTCCACCAGAACGGGCGGTGTCTTATCCGTGCATCTGTTATCAGAAGGCTGCATCTTGAACCGTTTGTTTCGGTTTCGGCAGAAGTGTATGAAGATACGGCTTATATCACTCTGTACCGTGACGGACGGGGAACAATGAAGATTGTGAATCCTGTTACCCGGTCAGGAATAAGAAGCAGCTGCGCTTACTTCTACTGCAAACGGATTGCCGGGAAAGCCTCAGCCGGACGGTTACGCTTTATCGGCAAGGGGCAGCCTCAGCCGGACGGTTCATTCCGTATCCGGCTTTCCCTGTATCCGGTCAGAGACCTGCAATATATGTTGACAAAAAAATAGAGTTATGGAAAAACAAATCACTTTCGACGGTGTGGCTCTTACACCTTACAATGACATTTCGCCGGACGGTCAGCTGTCCGCATGCTGCAATCTTGAGCGCCATGCAGGCTCCCTGCGTCCGGTATCACTGCAAGGAAGCAGATACACCAAGAGAGACACAGGCTCAAGGCTTGTGTTCGTCCACAACACCGCGTATTACAATCATTTCATTTTCTACAATGCCTCTACCGGCTCGCTGTCATGGAGCGAACAGACACAGTCGCTTTCCCTGGTGCCTTTAGGTGCGGCGGAAGATGTGAAGCGTATAAATGCCATAGGCAATACACTTATCGTTACTACGGGCAAGGAAATGCTGTATTTCATCTACAAGGAAATCGAGCATGGCTACAAAAGGCTTGGAACAATGCCGGAAGTATCTCTCAGTTTCGGCCTTGTCGGAAATCATTATAGGGATGTGTATCCGCATACCGTTGAGCTTGGCACGGAGTGGGAACCGTCTCCCGGTGTTGCGGGTGAATTTCCGGACAGCATAAAGACTCTGATCACAAATTCGGTAATGGCAGAGGTAAGCGCCTTTATCAATGAATATTCCAATGACGGATACTTTCTGTTTCCTTTCCTGGTAAGATATGCCCTCAGATTGTATGACGGCACCCTTACGCATCACTCTGCACCGGTCCTTATGATGTGTATGAATGACAATGTGAATGCTATCGCTACCTACGAATACACTCCGGGCAGACGTATCAGTCAGTTTACATTCAAGGTTTCCGGTTCGGTATTCAAGCTTGATTATATATGCACTTCGGGTGCTTCCGATCTAAAGGACTGGGCAGATATCATTCAGTCTGTTGACGTATTCGTGTCGCAGCCTATATACACCTTCTGGCCTGATAAGGATTGCAAGAATTTCTATTGGACGAGCGGGCTGGCTGATTACTGGACAATCTGCAAGGCTGATACATATTACCAGAGAGCTACATTCGTGGATATGTATGAGTTGAAATACGGTCTCATATCTGCGGCACCTGACGGCTACAAGACTGCCATGATTCTAAAAACGACTAAAACAAAAACGGAGATTGACGAAGCCATAGAGGAAACGTCCAATTTCTATCTTGTCAAGTCTATGCCTCTGGATTCGCTCGCCACAACTCAGAGAACAGAAGTGGAGATTCCGAAGGACATAATGAACAATCTTACTTTCCAGGAGAGAATGACGGATGATTATCAGTCGCACGATGCGATATACGGTCAGTTTACGACAACGTACAACCAGCGTCTTATCCTTTCCAATGTCAACAGGAAGTATTTCGACGGATTCAAACTTGAATCGGCTATAGCCTACAACAACAGTGCAGATGCGAAGAAATACAAATGCTACGTCTATATCATGGAGGAAGGCAGGGAAATCATTGTAGAGAGCGTATCTGACTATCCGCTTATCACTGACAATATTTTCTATTTCTACTATCCTAACGTGAATGCGTATAAGGTTGTAATCAACAGCCCGGATGATTTGACAGGAAGCATTGTGCTTGCTCTTAAACCGCATCCTCTGCTTAACGGTGCGTATTATTACAGTGAAGGACTGGTATCTCCTGTCAAGTCGGCATACGTGCAGGTACAGGCTTCTCCGGAAGAAGAGCGCCAGATACGTCTTGCCAACAAGATATACACTTCCGAGGTCGGCAATCCTTTCAAATTCCCTGTAAACGGTATCAATACGGTAGGTGTAGGAGAAATCATAGGAACGTCTACCGTAACGGTGGCACTCTCACAAGGACAGTTCGGTTCTTTCCCGCTTATGGCATTCTGTACCGACGGCAACTATGCGCTGCAGGTAAACTCCGAAGGACTGTTCTCTGCCGTGTATCCTATGCAGCGCGATGTGTGTGTCAACCGTGAAAGCATCACACAGATAGACGGAGCTGTGGTATTCGTGTCTTCGCGCGGTGTGATGGTGGCTGACGGATCTGTCATCAACTGTATATCTGAAATCCTGAACGGAGTGTTCGATAATCTGGACTTCGTTTCCGGGCTGGCCGACTTTTCCTATGCCGTACCGTCCGAGGCTCCTGTCGACTTTTTCAGGGAATGTCTGATAGCTTATGACTATGCCGGGAAACGCATGATGTTTTTCTCCAAGAAGACGGAAGACAATACAGTATGGATTCTCTCTTTAGAGGACAACACCTGGTCACAGGCCGAAATAAGCGGTGTGACTTCCGTGTACAACAGCTATCCCTACAGCTATATAGAACTTAATGGTGGTCTGGAAATACTTCGTCTTGATGAGGCTTACAGGTACAGTTCCGATGAGGCCTCGTCCGGGCTTCTTGTCACCCGTCCTTTAAAGCTCGATACCTATCAGCTGAAATCACTTAGACAGGTGTCGCTGGTGGGCAGCTTTTCAGAAGCGCAGACAGTAGGTATATACGGCTCCCAGGACGGCGCGAAATGGCTGTATCTGGGCAAAAGTAAAGCCGGAAGAATACTTACTCCCGGCCGTTATTTCAAATATTACAGGTTCTCTGTAGAAACTACGCTGTCAAACAGCGAAAACATATCCGGACTACGCATTGAATACGATATACGTCCGGAAAGAAGATACAGATAATGTCTCAACTCCAGTCTGACGCATACGGTCTTCCGTATGCCAGTCTGGAGATAAGGGATTTTCTGAGATTCTCCATGTCTGCCGCGTACTCTCCTGCATATTCAACTGCCTTTTCGTTATACTGGTCTTTCAGAAGCTGCGACATTACATAGTCTACCATCATCTTATGCGCACAGCTCTTGATGGTTTCCGTAACGGCAGGATTGAAGAAAGCCGGCATGTTGAGCAACAGTTCATATTTACCGAAGTCTCCCCAGATGTAATCAATGGTTACATTGGCTATCTGTGGGCTCTGCAATGTCAGATATTCGTTATCTCTTACAGGTGTGTAGTTAAACAGAATCTCCGTACCACGCGCAAGTATGGTACCTTCATCGTCCATTACCTTCACATCTGAATCAGCCATTATGCTTATCTTGTAAGGGATGGCAGTCAGCAGCCTGTATTTACAGCCGGTTGTTACCGGAGTGGATTTCACCGTTTCAGAATACCTGTTGCTTTCGTCTACCTTCTCGAGGCGGTTGTCGTCGGAGAATCTGCCGAACATAAGATACTGCTGGCATATTACCTTCACCTGCCCGAAAGCTTCGGTCAGAGACCGCGCCACAATGGGCTTGGTGATAATATCGTCAGGTGTCATGATTTCACCTGCCGTTTCTTCCGTTTCGGGATTCTTGCGGAGCGAACGTCCTATCACATTACAGTGAGTCATTATGTCGTTCACTATCTCTTTTCGTCTGAGGATAATACTTATTTTCATGTTTTCGATACCAAAATATTGTTTTCACTGTCTACTATAACTCCTTCCGGCCATTCCTTGTCTACCGGCTGCACGTCTCTCTGTCTGGTTTCGTATGCCGGATTCGATAACAGCGGATTGAAGTCAGCCGTTGTGCTTTCCTCCTGCCTGCTTTCGTAGCTGTCAGCCTCAACCTTATATTCGTCTCTCTGGCATACGAGCGACTGAAGCTTGCTCAGATAGCCGCCTGCGCTGTTGCTGTAAGGCTCTGCAAGGTCTTTGGCGATTTCTATGTCGCTCACCCAGCGGGATACGGAGTAATGTGTCAGATACAGGATAAGGCTCGACTTAATCTGTCCGTCCGTGCTGTCTGCATGCCGCAAAAGATCCTTTATTTCAAGAACAACGGTATCCGTGTTTTCATACAGGGTGAAGTCCGCACTCTTGGAGATATGCCGCCTCAGCTCGTTTTCCGCTTCCGTGACGGCTTCTGCGATATATATCCCCATGGCCGGAAGATTGTCTTCCGTGACGGCTATGGCTTCCATGTTCTGGCGGTTGCGTCCTGCTATGGCCGTCAGCTGCATGATGTTGTTATATACCCGGGTTTTGTCTATCTCGATTCTCATAGGGGGTTACACATTTTTTCGTTTTCCTTTGCATAGCGGCGGTATCTGTCGAATACGTCTTCCATACTCTTTTCTTCTTCCTTGTTGGTCTGTTGCCATGGCTTGAACCATGCGATATCCTCAAGGGTGTTTTTCCAGTTGCCGCGGAAACATACGGACCGGTCATCCACATAAAGGTCTGCTATGGGCTTGCCGGCATTGCTGTCCTTGGGCTGGTCGGGATTCTCGTTGATGTAGTCATACGTGATATCATTTTCCTTAAGATACTCTTTAAGCTTGTCGCTTACTTCTCTTGTGGTGAAGATGATAATCGTGAAGCCTTCTTTCTTCAATACTTTCAGTGCGCTTTGCACTCCGGGAACGGGAGCACCGAAACTTTCCTTTCCCTCCCACTCGTGATACTGCGCAATCACGCCGTCAAAGTCAATACAGATAGTCTTTTTCTTTTTCATAATGATGCTGTTAAGTTATTTTTCCAAAAGTAATGAAGAACATTGTAAGTCATGGTAAATATTGTCAATGTGTTTTATATCTTTTATCATTTTTGCGAGCCTTTTGAATTAGCTTTGCATGAAAGAAAATCAAGATCATGGGCAATTTACTTAACCGAAATGACAATATAGCCGACTCCCTGCAATACGGACGCCTTACCAAGGATGCCCGCGCGGTGATGTGGTTGCAGACAGCATACAACGCTTTCTGCCGGCTCCAAAACTTTCGCGATATGCGTCGCGAGTGTGTCGATTATGCCTACGGACGGCCATACAATCGCACTATTGTCGTTGACGGCAAGTGTATGACCAAGGAACAGTACATGAAACAGAAGGGTATCCCTGTATTGCAGAACAATATTCTGGGGAAACTCAAACGTGTTGTTCAGGGGCAGTTCCGTCTTAATGACACTGCACCCGTATGTACTGCCGTTGATCCAAACGAAAAGAAATATGGCGATATATGGTCTGTTCTTCTGAAACAGAACATGAAGATGAACAAACGAAGTGAAAAGGACGCCCGCGTGTTCGAAGAATTTCTTCTTTCCGGAATGGCAATATACAAGACTATATGGGCATACCGTAACGGCAAGCAGGATGCGTTTACCGATTACGTCAATCCTAACTTCGCGTTCTGGCCTCATTCGCTCGATTTCGACCTGGAAGATATACGGTACTGCGGTGTGCTCCATGATCTTGATTTTTCTGCCGTGCTCGAGGCGTTCAGTTTTTCGGAAGAAGACGACAACAGACTGCGCGACATATTCAACCACTGCATAGACAATGAATATATCCGTTCGCAATATTCTACGGACAAACGTACTTCCGATATCTCACAGACGGATTTCTATATGCCGGCGGAGTACGGAAAATGCCGTGTCATTGAGCTGTGGACAAAAGAACGCAGAAAGGCGTGGTTCTGTTATGATCCTGAAGCAAGTGATCCGTATTATGTGCCATACGATGAAGAGGAACTTATCAAGAAGGAGAACATGCAGAGAATGGAACTGAACATCAAACGCAATCCGGACGGCTCACCGATGACGGGACCGGACGGACAGGTTCTCTACTTCATGGATAATGACAAGTATGCGTCAGAGCACCTCATTACGTATGAAAGAAGAATAGAATCATACTGGTATTACCGTTTCCTTTCTCCGGACGGACACGTGCTTTCGGAAGGTGTGTCACCTTACTGGAATGGTGGCGAATCGTTCCATCCGTTCACGTTCAAGCCTTATCCGTACATCGACGGAGAGTTCCATCCTTTCCTTTCGGAGATGATGCCGGCACAGGACTACTTCAACTATTACATGATTGCGCTTGACTTCTATGTAAGAAACGCAGCAAAAGGTGTTCTTATGATAGACGAAGAGGCACTTACGGATGAAATGCCGATTGAGGCAATAGCGGAACAGTATGTGCGCACGAACGGGGTGATTCTCTATACCTCGAAAAAGGGAGGACGGGCACCCGATACGAAAACCGCGACATCTATTCCCGGCGGGTTCGATTACTTCATCCAGCTGTCACGCTCTCTTACCGAGGACGTTTCAGGCGTTCAGGCAGCCCTACAGGGAAAGAGAGAGGGAAATACAAGCGGTGTCATGTACCAGGCGCAGATTTCGCAGGCTTCCGCGTCTATTCTTGACCTGATACGTACATACAATTCATTCCTTAACAATACAGCCTATAAGGTGGTAAAGGTCATGTCCTGTTTCTATACAGGCAAAAAAGCCGTCAATATCGGCGGGGAATCTGTTCCTGTTGACCTTGACACCATACACGATATAGATTTGGACGTGTCGATATCAGAAGATATGGACAGCCCTGTTTACCGGGCTTTGCTGAACCAGTTCCTTATGGCCGCGGTTGACAAAGGACAGCTCCCTTTCCGTCTTGCCATCGAAGCGGGAGACTTCCCCAACTCAAGCAAGGTCATTGCGCTGCTCGACCGATACGAGCAAGCCGCAAAAGAACAGCAGGCTGCTGCAGGTGCTGTTCCCGTGCAATGAGATTCATTGTGTCCTATTTGGTTTGTTGGTTTTTCAGGAGGCGGGGATTTCTTCGCCTCCTGTTTTTTTCTTATCGTTTGTAAATCTTCATCTCGTAGAATTTCTGCCAGAGAAGCATGCGTCGCTCCTTTTCCTGCTTCGGACATATGCGGTCTCGGAAGTTCTTGGAAGCCGTATAATAGAAACATCTCTGCTTAAGTTCTTCGCGTGTCAGCGGTTTGGCGAATTTCCCGCGCCGTCTGAGGTAGATATAAGAATCCGTCTTGTATATATACAGGTCATAGGTGATAGGCACCAGCTTATTGCTGTTCGGATCATACACCACAAAATACCTGTGTCCGGTCTTCTTGTACTTGGCCTCAGCCTCATCAATAGCTTTCTGTAACATCACGCTGGCTTCAAACAGGGCTTTTGCCTTGCTTCTGCCCTTAAATAGATTTTTAATTGCCTTTAGAATCATAATCGTATATTTAATGTGTCAACAATGTTTCAATACCGTTTGCACTGGAATTTATTCTCCTTAACTTCTGTTTTACTTCGGCTGCCGTCGGTTTCAGTTTTACCGGCCAGCGGTCCCACTCAAAACGGCTTACGTACAGACCTATGGCCCTGCTCATCACCCTGTCGTCATGCTTGCCGGGAATGGCACCGTATTTGCCGTTCGGATACTTCATGTAGTAGGTAAGCTCGTCGAGCATTCCTTTCTCTCTCTCTATCCACAGTATATCCCTTACGCACTGCCCCATGTATTTGATGATGGAAACCTTGGTGCTCTTGTTGGTGTTCCATCCGTACTTTGTCTCCTTGTTGTTTCCGCTCTTGTCAAGATGGCTTCTGTTGTGCGAATACAGATTGTCGTACAAAGGCAGAAGAATAGGGAAAAACAGCTCGGATACATTGTCAGTGTCCGTGTCGTTGAGCTTGCTGTAGGCTGTATTGTTCTCGACGATAAGCAGCGCATTGTCGTAGAAAGCGGATATCTGCGCACACTTGATGGCGAGCAGGTCCGGATCTGTGTGTCCCCACCATTCCGCAACTACGCGCGGGCCTGAATCCTCGTCAAGCACTCCGCTTTCTGCCATCATGTCCTCTCTGTCAAGAACCGTTATACACGAGTAGTCACTCGTCTTGTATTTTCCTCCGATATCCACGCTTACAAAGTAACGGTTCAGCAGCCTGTTGTTCTTGTCCGGCATTTCCCATACTTTCAAAGCTCCTGCATCTTCCTTTACAAGATGGATATTTCTCATCGCCAGCTCTCCCTTGGGGGCGTCTCCGTATATGTCACCCTGGAGAATAGGTTTGCGGCAGAACTTTCTCTGTTTTTCTATCTTGTATATGTCAAACTCTGTCGTACCGGAGTATTTGAACGCTTCTATAGGATCGGACGGGTATTCCTGCTGCATATCCTGGAGGTCTTTGTATTCCCCCATCTTGTGCCGGTACCAGTATATTCCCTGAAGCGTGGCTCCTATCTGCCACAGATGATACATGTAGTCCCACGAGTTCTTGCTGTCTTCCCTGCGGGAAATAAGAATACATGCCCATTCCAGAAGGCATTCCACTTCCATTCTGTACTGCTCGATTTCGAACCATGCCACAAAGACCGGATCGAAGGCACTCACCTTGTTGCCGTAATCATCCACCTCGTTGGCGCGGTCCCACTCGTCCTTGAAGAAGTTGGCTCCGTTCGGCGTGGATTCATACACAATCATTGTGTAGGGCTTCATCAGCACACCCGAACATGAAGACTTAATCTGCTTCTGCGGATCCCGCTGTTCGGTCTGCGGCCAGAAGGCAACCTCCGTACAGTGCGCCATGGATGCGTCACCGCCTCGCGCTCCTTCAGGGTTGATGGCAGTGGCTGTCTTTATCTTGCAGTTCCGAAGCGGAATCATGCTGATATTGTTCGTACCGCCACCTTTTATCTTCGGTCCTGTATCGTCACAGTCTTTGCCAAGCTCATAGAAGAGAAAGTCCGGAAGCTGCGTAATCATCTTCACGTACATGTCCTTCACCTCTGCGGCAGAGTCTCCCTGATGACCGACAATGATACTGTTCCATGATTTCACCCACATTATCTGTATCCATGCCATGTATATCTGTGTGAGTGTGGAACCACCCCACTGACGGCATTTCAGCAGAATTATTCTTATGGGCTTTCCGGCAAGACGGTCTTTCTCAAAATAACCGGCAAGCTTTATCTGTGCAGGACGGAGCTTGAAAGGAATGTCTTCGCCACCTTCCTTGTTCTTGATGCGGGCATAGGCATAACAGAAAAAATAGAAATCGTATTTGGCCCACTCCCTTAGAAACTCTTCCATGACGGCCGTTCTGGTATCCTCGTCATAGTATCCGTATTCCTGATAGCAGAACTCTTCAATACTTTCACATCTTACAATCCTGTATATGACACCTACGCTGAGCATTTCCAGGGGAAGATACAATTCGGCTCCCTGGCATTCCTCGTCGTACAGATAGAAATCATCAATGTATATCTTTCGTCTTTTCCCCGGCGCGTTCTCTCCGGTAAGAGGATTGTAATCAATAAACAGCTTCTTTTCACGCTGCCTGTTGATTTCAATCATCTTCATGGCTTCTCTCAGAACCAACGCCGAGAACATGCCGGAAAGTCTTGCTACGTCCTGTTCGGTATAATCTACTCTGTTCTCTCCCATGCTACCTCCACTTTACGTGCTATCCATCCGGCAGCGAGCATTATCAGATGCAGCCATGCGGCGATATTCGGCAACAGCAGTCCTATCAGTGTAAGCAGTATCAGACTGACTTGTCTTGAGCGCGGCGCATGATTCATGCACAGTCCCAGATAATAGTATATCACGGCACTCCAGCCAAGGACAGGCTGCGACGGCGATACCGCATACATTACGGCTACAGACAAAATCCATGCAGTCATTGTACGCTTTACGGTGGCTATCTTCCACATCATAAGCCATCCTATACCGTTCAGCGTATAGTGAAGCAGACCGGCGTGCCCGAACATGTATATCCAGTTGTGCCAGTGGCTGTAATTCCCTCCGGCTGCCATATCATCCCTGAAAGGCAGAAGGAAAAGCATGGACAGATAAAGAATGAAAAAATATCTTAGCCTCATCGCTGACCATGCTTTTTAAGTATCATGAATATACGGTCCGGACATACGCCGATACATGGGGCCTTGTATTCAAGTGCCTCACGTATTATTGCCCTGTTGCTGTTTTTGGAAACGGATATGCGCTCACATTCTTGTATAAAAGACATATACAGCTTTCTTTTGCACTTCCCGGCAATGGGTAGCTTTCCGGTTCTGCGCCATTTGCTCCATATAATGGCAGCCATAGCTTCACTTATATAATACCGGTCTGCCGGCATTACAGATATAGCCTTGCATATGGCATACATACTGCCATACGAACATGTCTTTTTAAGTTTGAGAAACATCTCCAGGATAGTTCTATCCCTGTCATTAAGTATATCACTCTCGCTGCCTTTTTTCTTCATCGTTTTTCTTGCTAAGTTATCCTGCGCTTTGACATCTTTTACTCTTTTTCATTTCCAATAGGTATAATTTTGTAAATATCAAATAAGTATAAACGATTGATTTATGACAACGGAAAAAGAAAAGGAAGACAAGAAAAACCGCACATGGCGCGATGTGGTTTCCGGCAGGAATCCAAGCCTTAACCTGGATGACGACGAAGCCGTAGCGGCATGGCTTGAACAGAGTATGAATGAGTCCGACCAGATGCGGACGGACCGCGAGAAGCTGAACGAATTGCTTTCGTCCGATCCGAATGCGGCAGGCATTCTTACCGGATTGAGTTCGGGTATGGGAGCTGGCGGAGAACCGTTCTCTCTGTCTGCATACCTGCTGGAGAATTATTACGACGAAATCGTTAATTCTGAAAACAAGGAACAGGCTATCGAAAAAGCCCGGAAGAAAGAAGCCGAAAATATCAAGCGTGCGGCAGATGAAGAGAAACGCGTAAAGGATTCAGCCGCAAAGATAGAAGCGGAAGACAACCTGCTTACCGAGGCGGCAACAGAAGTAAATTCGGATGAAGCCACAGTAATGGGTATGCTTAAATGGCTTTTCGGAGAAAAGGAAGACGGATTTATCTACCGTGCCATCCGGCATGAAATCAGCAAGGAAGACTGGATGCGTCTCCTGTATGCGTTCGACCGCGACAAGGAGCTGGAGAATGCGCGCGGAGAAGGGGCACGAGAAAACCGTACAAAACGCGGCAAGCCTCACCGCAGTTTCAAGGGAGATATGCCGGCGGACCTTGGAGGAGGTGCAAGCGAACGGACTTCTCAGGAAGACGAAGATCCGACCATTGCGGCCTTGCACAGAATGGGAAAGAGAAGATTCAATTAACCTATAGTTTAATTTAAATTTTAATCTTATGCAGAAAGTAAAGCATTTTTTTAAGTTTATCTTCAGCGTAATTACTATGCTGATTGTGGGTGCCGCATCAGGCGGATATGCTGTAGCTGCCGACGACCTGAGCGGAGACGGCGTGCAGGACCTTGGTAACGGCGGCGGTAATATCGTCGGCGGTGCAATGAGTATGACAAAGACGGAACAGATTCAGGATGCAGAATGGTATCTGAAACAGATCAACAAGACCATTGTTGAAATGAAGTTTACCGGCACTCCTATCGACCAGATTCTACGTAATGCATCATTCAACAAGTCCGACTCAATCACGGTGAAGTTCTATTCCGTGGGGCAGCGACCGTTGAAGGCGGTTGTAAAGACACAGTTCAATCTGATGACAAGTGCAACACCGCAGGCTATCGAATTGGAAAACGATACGGTTCTCGGTGCAATGGACACTTGTCTGTGTCTTGACAAGGACGGAGATTTCATTCCGGGATACCTGTCCGGTACGGATACCGAAGACAAGACACGTCCTCTTATGATTCGTGTCAACGCAGTGGATCCGGGTACCAACAGACCTCTTATCTATGCGGTAAACGGAAAGAAGGATACAAGCACAGGAAAGCCGTTCATTATCCCGCAGCTTGACAAGGGTACCATTCTGGTACGTATGGGACGCGCCGCAGCGGAAAAAGACGTTCAGACAGGCCAGTATTACATTCTGCCTGAACCGGAAGAACAATACTGCCAGCGCTTCATCATGCAGGTTGAACAGACTGTGTACGACCGTTTCTCCAAAAAAGAAGTAGACTGGTCGTTTACACGCGTGGAACGTATGGCCATGGAAGATATGCGTATCGGTATGGAAGCTTCCGGTTTGTTTGGTATCAAGAGCAAGCATGCAGTTAATGCCCAGGGTAATATCTATACCTGCGAAGGTATCTGGTATCGTGCAGGCAAGGATATCGAGCTCGGTAGATGGGAAGTCGTAACCGATGCAGCAGGAAATCCGCTTGATGACGGTACAAATCAGATACAGGAACTTGTCATTACAGAAGGTGATTTGGTTGATTTGGTAGACCAGATTATCGAAGGTGCAGGAAACGGCTCACGAACAAAACTTGTATTCGTAGACAAGACCATCTACGCTGCCCTGTGTAAAATCAAGACCGTAAACAGAGTGCGTATCTTCGAACCTGAAAAAAATTTCAACGGATGGGGACTTGACTTCCAGTCGTTCGAATCAATGGGTACCAAGCTTCTGTTCTACAGACATGACCTGTTCAATGCGTGGGGATTCAACGGCAAGGCGTTCTGTCTTGATCCGGAATATCTCGACAAATGGGTTTTCCAGAACTGGGAACGTAAGGAATACGACCTTACCAAGCTGTTCATCTCTAACTCTAATGCTGTTACCATGCAAGAGTTCTCTTGCTGGACACTCGGATTCCCTGATGCTCATGCACGTATTACTATTCCGGAATACAAAGTGATTCCTAAAGCCTGACAGCAGGTTATTGAATAATATGTTCCGGCCGTAAAAAGCCGGAACTTTTTTAAATTTACAACTATGGCAAAAGAAACAACATATTATGATTTCATGGCTCCTTCTGCCGTGTCGTTCAAGGTAATGCACAATGGAAGGAATATTATTGTCAGATTCTCTCCTCCGTACAATGGAGCTGCACGCTTTCAGACAACCGACAAGGGCCTTGCGGATAAAATCATGGCTCACCGCTGGTTCCGTAAGGGAATTATTACCGTGCGGGAAGAAAAGGTAGCAGAAACGGCGACAAAGAAGAAGGCAGATGCCGAAGAATCTCAACCGCAGCAGGAGCAAAAGGGAGCGTATAATATCGGAAAGATGCGTATGGCGTCTCCCGTACCCACCGGCAAGGCTCCGAAAGAAGCCAATAAAGAAGAACAGGAAGCCGTGCAGGCAGACGAGACGCAGCCAGAGCAGGGTGTTGTATCCGAAGAAGCGGAAAATGTTTCCGTTGAGGATTCAGGTGTTCAGGAAGGTTCAGGCGAAGACTTTGGTATCGAGAGCGTGACTTCTCTTCTTGAAGCAAAAGAGTATCTTAAAACACATCATGGCGTAAGTTCTTCAAGTGTCAAGACAAAGGCGGGGGTAGCTGATGTCTGCGCACAGCTTGGTATTACATTCCCTAATTTTCCATTAAACTGATTTTTTCATGATAGCGACAAATCAATTTCTCAAACTCGTACGCGCAGCGATTAATGAGTTTTCAACACAAGAGGATACTTTCTCGCAGGAAACGGACAGCAATCTGATTTCTTTTGCGAGTATGGCGGCTCCTATGCTTGCCATGGAAGTACCGGCTGCTTATCAGGTAACGGAAACACTCACTGTTTCAAAAGACAGTGCAGAGAACTTCTTTACCCGTCCTGACAGTAAGACTGTAGTCTGTGTTCCTGTGCCGGATGATTTCTGTCGCTTTGTGTCGTTCAAGGCAGACGGATGGAGAGTTCCGGTAAACGTCCTTTACGAACAGTCTTCTCCACGGTATTCGGCCCAATATTCTACTTCACCCGGTGTCGGTTCGGGAACGGCTGCACCGGTTGTTTTTCTCGTCGTCAACCAGATGGGAGATACTTATAAGAGTTTTTTAGAAGGACATTCCCTGCCGGCTCCTGCAGACTGCACGCTGGTGTACGTAAAGATACCGCAAGTCAGCGACGTGCAGATAGAGATAGATACACGTCTTTCCGGAGCAATGGCCTACTATACGGCAAGTCTGTACTTGCAATCCATCAACGATGTAAACGGCTCCAAGGCAGCCTACGATTTTGCACAGAATCTTATTGTCAAACTTAACAGCACATCTATTGTATGATTTCCGATTTCAACAATCCCGATAACATTTGCAGTGAAGATCCACGGAAGATATATCCGTTCAAGGGTATAAACTACACAGCCGAAGAAATTAACCGCCTGCTTGCCGCCATCGACAAGAAGGCGTCTATTGATATGATACGTGACGGTTTGTCCGCTTACGAGGTTGCCGTCGCCAATGGTTATAAAGGTTCAGTCGACCAGTGGCTGATGTCGCTTCGCGGTCCGCGTGGAGAGGCTTTGCAGTTCGAAGATTTAACCGCTGCCGAAATAGAGGTGCTCAAGGAACCGGCATATAAGGCAGCAGAGGAAGTTAAGAGCAGTACCGACAAGCTCCTGCAGGATACCGAGGTAAAAGTGAATGAAGTCCTGGCTAAAGGTGATGCAGCAGGAGAAGCTGCAACAAAAGCCAATGAGGCCGCAAGCAGTGCAACCACAGCGGCAGACAAGGCGAATGAAGCCACAGACAAGGCGAATGAAGCAGCGGGTAAAGTAAACACCGCTGTAGATAATGCAACCGCAGCCACCAGCAACGCCAATACGGCGGCAGACAAGGCCAATGCAGCGGCAGACAAGGCTACAAATGAGGGGTTGTTTAAAACACCGCAGGATCTGTCCGAAGAAGAACAGGGACAGGTTAAACAGAATCTGGGTATTGAGGATCTGATGGCTTCTCTGGAGACTCAGACAATAGACGGATTCTCCGAAACCGTCAGTTCCACAACATCGTTGAAGACAGAAGATAATATCATCCCTAAGTCTCTCGATTTTGCAATAGTGGATTTGGGAAGTACGGACGGACGTGATGTTCCGGACTCTCCTTCTATGTCTGTCGTGCTGGCCAAGGTTCCCGGTAGCGGCAGAGTGAAGATGCAGGGTTATTTAAAGACCACCCATGAGGAATATAATATCCAGGTCGTTGAAGGTGCAGCCGAAAAGGATGCGCTGAATGTAAATATTATAACAGATACTGAAACTACATACAAAGTCTTTCAGATCAGATACCTTTCTTCTATAGATAGCAGTAAGTTTAAAGGTTCGTATGGGCAGCTTTCACAGCTTAAGGCCGCATATCCTACAGCCAAGGATGGAAGTTATGCATTTGTGGGCAATCCTCGCCATCTTTATGAGTGGGCTACAAATGCATGGACGGACAGAGGGGAGTTTACTACCAGTGTAGACCAGACTATTGATGCGCAGTCGGAAAGGGCTATTGCAAATAAGGCTGTATCGGCTAAGTTTACCGAGTTAGAAGAAAAAATCGGAGGTGTTGGTTATGTAACGTGTGATACTTCCGCTGGAACATCTGCAAAAATTGTTACTTTAGTAGGGCTTACATCTCTTGCAAGTAACATAAGACTACTTATTAAAATGACTAACGCTAACACTGCAAGTAATGCCACTCTTAATATAAATTCATTAGGCGCAAAACCTTTATATTACAATAATTTGCGTGCCGGAAGTAATAATTCATGGGAAGCTGGAGAAGTAATAGATGTTTATTACGATGGCACAAGTTTTTATTCAAGTAATGTGCAAGGTGGGAATAGTGATGGAGGTAATATTATATTAGAATGGAATATCGATGTAGCTACTACACGTAAGCAGGTAAAACAATCTAAAAGAAAGTCATTACTTCAAATAAGCTATAAAGACGGGAACGGTAATACCGTAAACGAACAATATATTGGCACGTCATTTACTGACACAGAGTGGGTGAAAGATAGTAACTGGGAAAAGTTAGCATATAACAAAGATGTTGAATTTGTAAAAGATGCCATTTTTGATGATTCTATTGGGGATAAAATAATATCAGAAAAAAAGTTTGAAGGATATTATTTAGCTTCTGGCTCAAATAATAAATTATTATCTCATAGAGATTTCAATGTCGAAGTTTTTAATGTTTCAGAATTTAGTGCAATTAAAATTATAGGGCAAGTTGCTGGTCAAATTGGAGTATATGCCTTTTTTGAAGATATTGATTGCACTGTTTTGGTACAAGCTGGGAATATTAATTCTACAGGTGGGACGCTTGATGTTGATGTTGTTACCGATGTTCCAAACGGTGGAACTTATTTAGCATTATCCAAGCCTAATACAAAAACACTTGAAGCATACAAAGTAGAAAAAAATAAAATTAATAGGATTGATGAAGCTATAGAAAATTCACAATTAGCTGTAGAGACAGCCGATAGTCTTAAAAATGAAATATATACTGATATTGATACAGTTCAAGAACCATCTGCAACAAAAGATGGTTATTTTTTAAGTGCATCTGGAAGTGTTTCAGCAAATAGCTATTATGAAATAGATACTTATTCTGTATCACCTGGAGGAGCTTATAAAATAATAGGAACATCGTTTGGTGCAGTAGCTGGTGCAGTAGCATTTGAAAATGACTTATTAGAAAGCCCTATTAATGTTTATGCAAAAAACTCTCAAGTTTCGGAATTTAGTGTAAATGAAAAAATACTAATTCCATCTAACTGCAATACATTAGCCGTTACTGTTTCAAAATCAAGGATTGTAAATAAAATAAAGCTATATACATATGAAGAAAACGCTGCTAATAGAATAGATTTATTGGAAAAAGAAGTATTTGTAGATAATATAAAGAAAGTTATTTGTGGGGGGGATAGTCTTACGGCTGATAAATATCCATCTTATTTACAATCCTTGTTAGGGAGTGATTATAAAGTTATTAATGCTGGAGTTGGTGGAGAAAATTCTGTGACAATTACTGGCAGATTAGGAGGATTGCCTATGCTGCTTAAAGAAAAAATTCAAATTAGTTCGGATAATAATTCCGCTGAAGTACATTTAATAAATTCTTATGATAAACAATGCGGACCATTAGGACAAGGTGATGGATTTGTAAATCCTTGTTACATTAATGGAATGGAATTTAAATTAGCTACTATGGCTACTTCTGGAGATTATAAATTGACAGCTCAGAATCCTGTTGAAAATTCTATAATTATACCAGCAAAAACGCCATTAGTAACATCTTTAATGCGTGAAAATCCTTATATGCTATCACTTTGGATGGGTACTAATAAAGGATATGATGATGGCGAAGACTTGGCTAATCAGTATCAAAGTATTGTTGACTATTACGGGGTAAGCAAATATATAATTATTGGCTTGCATGGCATTATGACCCCCGAAGAATTGAAACCTATTGAAGATGTAATGCTTAAAAGATTTGGGGGGAAATTCATAAATTGGAGAGAATATGTTTGTACCCAAGCAATCTATGACGCAGGAATTGAGCCAACAGAAAAAGACACACAAGCAATGTCAGAAGGTAAATGCCCTCCATCTTTGTTAAGAGATACTATACATCTAACTGACAAAGGTTATGAATTATTAGCCAATTTGGTATATAAAAGGATGAAAGATTTACAATATTGTAGAGTAACTTGACGAGGTAACCATAAAAAATGCAGAGTACGGTTGTAAGCTGGCCGCAGTGGAATTAACCTACCACGTAAGTGAGCCGTATCGAGGACGGCCTATAAAATTCTCTGCATTTTTATTTGCGCAATAACATCACACAGATCAGATAACAATTAAATTTTAGCATTATGATTCTACTTACATTTCTTTCGTTCCTGGTTGTGGCGATTTACACAACCATTATCACTGTGAGCTTCGAAGAGTGTCCGCGTTCTATCAGTGAGGCTTGCTACAGGTATACAAACACAAAGATGTTTGCCGGTCTTATGGGTGCCGCGGCTGCACTGCTTGTGCCTCCGGCGCTGGAAGCCTCAACAGAAGTCAGTCAATTCCTTGTGTTTCTCGGCTTCATTGCAACCGGCATTATAAGTATAGCTCCTAAACATATCAAGAGTGAAAATATGGAAAGCGTCATTCATCAGAATGTTTCCACGCTTCTGTTCTATGTCGCCCAGACATGGGTGGCACTCAATATGCCATGGTTCCTGATTGCATGGATAGGCTATGCAGTATACATTCTGGTCAAGTACAGAAAGACGAATCCTCGGCTTGACATGTACGACAGGCTCGAATCTGCAAAGCCTGTGTTGTGGGCAGAAGCCATAACGATACTTCAGGTATATACAACGGTTTTAATAGGCTTGCTTTGATACATTAATGTCATAAAATCATATTTTCCATACGAGCTGTCGCAATTATAAAGTGACGGCTCTTTTTTTAATCATTAAAATAACAAAGATACTTTTCAAAAGAACTATAATTTTTATGTCCTGAAGCTCTCATGATCTCCATGGGATTATAACCTCTCAGAACATTGTTTGTTATAAAAGTTCTTCTACCTGTATGCGATGCGATAAGTTTCCATTTAGGATAAAATTCGACAGTCACGTGTCCATTTATTTTAGTCTCTCTCTTTATCATTTCATCGAATTCTTTCCCTATATGTCGTAATAACATTTTTAGATACCGATCGTAACAAGAAATGTCAGTTGTTACAGGTGCACGGTAGTTATATTTCTCTAATATACTATAGGTTGTATTTCTATCTAATGACATTTTCTCTATATCAACTCTCACTTCAGTTCCAGTCTTTTGCTGTAAGATAGTAAATATATTTCTGTCGAAGCAAGTTCTGTCTATTCGCACTATATCTGAAAAACGTTGCCCTAAATTACAAGAAAGAACAAACATGTCTTTTACTCTTTCCATATTATGGATGTGTTGCATGTTCCTTTTGATACTTGAAACATCAAAATGATATATATGCGAAACCTCATCCAGTGTTAATGCTATTTGTTTATGACAATATGGAGGTATTTTAATGACGTTATAGCTATCAGATATTTTTGCCTGATGTTTCCCTGCCCATCCAATAGCTGTTCTTAATTGAGAACATAAAGTTTTCACTGTTGACATAGATAATTTTTTGGAAAGCAAATAAGGGATGAAATTACACCAAAATACATCTGTAATATGATAAGGATACAATATGCATTTAAACTGCTTTTGAATATCCTTTAATTGTTTTTTTAGGCATGATAAATGTTTTCCGTAACAAGGTGACATTTTATTTTTTACCAGGATAAGTGTATCTATGCTCTCTATTAAAGTAGCATTGGACAGATCAATAATTAAATTCTGGTAAGGATTCTCCAGAAAATCTCTAAACATAGATTCAGAATAATCCAGATTCAGAGGTACGTAGGGTTCAGAATCTTTCATAGCTACCATTTTTAGGCTTATAAGCCATGGTTAAACATAAGTAATCTTTTTTGCTGTATTAAAGTTATGAAATTCATTTAAAATATCAAAGTATTTTGCTTTTTATTTTGGCAGCTGATTGATGTATTATATATTTGTAACAAGGGTTCTCGTAAGGAATCTTTTTTGCTAAAAGGGGCGCAGCGAAGTGTCGCTGTTGCTCCTTTTTTATTTCTTATATGGGTTATAATAAGATATCTGTATATAATCACATCGCAATAAAACTTTAGACCTTTTGTATCTTTTACCCTTTTTACCATATCCGATTTTTACCTTTGTTTTGTTGGTATTGTATTATAAATCAAGTCATAAATTATTAACCGTTAAATGATTAGAGAGATGAAAAAGAAAATTGTTTTTGCAGCTATTGTAATAGCTGTTGTAGTAGGCTTGCTGGCGTATTATAAATACATACCGTTTTGGGCAAGCATTGTGAGTACGGGGGCGTTTATTGCCGGTATTATTGCGGGATGGATTGCCAAGAAGTGGAGCGATAAGCATATAGTTGACGGCAAATGACATGGAGAACCTGGGTACATTAAGTGAAATTATTAATATTATCGGAGGGATAGTCACAACGATTATCCTTCCTCTTTTCGGCGTACTTTTATTTCGTGAGGCAAAGAAAAGAAAAGCTTATGCGGAAGCCAGACAAGCGGAAGCCGATGCCAAACAGGCGGAAGCGGATGCACGCAAGGCTGATGCAGATACCATCACTTCCTATGCCAACGAATGGAAAAAGAACTATGAGGAAGAAAAGGCTACAAACTTGCGGCTCGACCAGAAGATAGACCAGCTTTATCTTGAAAAGAACCAGGACCGTGAGCGCATCCATGAACTTATGGAGAAAAACACGGAGCTGGCCTTGAAATGTCAGATGCTCGAAGTTATGAAGTGCAAGAAAAGAGGATGCGTAGACCGTGAGCCTCCCAGTGATTTCTAATTTTAAAAACAAATTATTATGGCAGCAACAACCTTATCATTTTCAAAAGTGGGCAACGTATGGGTTGCTACTACAGATGCTCTTGGCAACATGATTCTTCAGGTCAAGAGAAATGCGGACGGTGCGATTAAAATCGAGCAGTATATTGACGGCATGGATCCTATGCCGTGTAAGGACATAATTAACCAGGATGCAAATCTTCTTATTCCTTTCGCCAGTGCAAAAGGTCTTAAGCTCAAGATTACATCACAGGTAGAGGTTACAAAAGCGATGATAATAGAAGCGGTGTTTGAGAGCACCTCTTCCGGCGGTGGGCTTACAACAGCGGATATTATCAACGTTCTTACAAGCGACGAAACAGACAAGGCTCTTTCAGCCGCACAGGGGAAAGCCCTGAAAACGCTTATCGACGGCAAGGTCATACCGACAGCAGCTACAACCGCACAAGCCGGGCTTGTCAAGAAGATGGCAGCCGTGGCGAAACCGCAGGATGATACACCGGCGAATATCAAGGCTTCATTGGAACAATTTATCGACGCTGCAAAAACAGCTTTAATGATGGAATAACATGAAAAAAATAGATTCTATTGTAATTCATTGCTCGGCTACCAAAGCCGGGCTTGATATCGGAAAGAAGGAAATTACCCAGATGCACCTGCAGAGAGGATTCAGTACAATCGGTTATAATTTCGTTGTCCGTTTGGACGGAACGGTGGAAGTAGGACGCAGCCTGCAAATCGACGGAGCACACTGCAACAGCAAAGGATTCAGCGGCGTAAGTTACAACAAACATTCCATCGGTATCTGCTACGTAGGTGGTACGGATGAAAACGGCAAGCCTGCCGATACCAGAACGCCGGCACAGAAGAAGGCACTGGAGAAACTGATCAGAAAGCTTTGCAGTGAATACCGCATCGTGGAAGTTCTCGGGCACCGGGATACCAGTCCGGACCTGGATAACGACGGTATTGTAGAGCCGAATGAGTGGACAAAGATGTGTCCTTGCTTTGACGTGCGGAGTGAATATCCGTTTATTCCGGAAATCGTCGTAAAGCCATGAAGTATCTGCTGTACATATTCATTATTGCACTTGCCTTTTCTCTGGGGTGGTGCAGCCGTTCTCCTGCCGGTAACGACATAAAAAGGATTGATACTGTTGCAACGGTTCAGGTGGTAACAAGGGTTGATGTAGATACGCAGTATATTCTGTGCCCGCTTCCTTATCTGGCATGGATTGACAGTACGGATACAATCCACATAGGTGACAGCTGTTTTCACCTTCGGGAGTATAAAGAGTATCAGGATTCAAGCTATTATGCCAGAATAAGCGGTATTGCTCCGCGGCTTGACGAGATAAGGGTATATCCGAGAACGGTATATCAAACGCAATACATCTACCGTGATATAATCTCAAAGCCCAAGAAGTGGGGCATAGGTGTAAGCGCCGGTTACGGCATAGGGAAAGGCGGTTTTTCTCCGGTCCTGGCTGTGACGGTGAATTATAATTTACTGCAATTCTAAGTATTGTCTTTGCCTATAAATGAAGAAAACTCTAACAGAGCGTGATTCCCACAATTCTGTTAGAGTTTCTTTTATACCTTTACTTCTGCTCCTGCTGCAGGCTTATCTTCCAGGCGTGTGCCCTGTTGTAGTATTTCCCTTTATATTCTACGGCGGTCATGTTATATTCGATTTCCACCTCCTGCCCTACTCTTAAGAACTGATGCTGTACATCGTCTCCGGTTACCTCGAAGCATAAGGAGTTGGAATATCTGCTCTGTGATGTCTCGATGACGGCTTCGCGTTTCATAAACATGGTGCCGTCTCTCTTTGGTATAGACTGGGTGTCCGATACCCAAATGATTTTTCCTTTAATATTCATAGTGCGTGCATCTGTGTTTAACCGTCATTCTCCATTGCAGGATCAAAGCCCATAATTATATCCGTTTTCCCCGTCAGCTGATCATTGTATATAAAGTCGCCATGTGTCTTTGGATTTGCCTGTGCTGTTCCTTCTGCGGAAACTTCGGTCGCGGCTGTCTTATCCGTATTTTCTTCATAAGGGTTTCTGCTTTTGCATCCTTGTAATCTGCATATATTCAAACCGCCGAATCTGCCTGAAGGTGTTCTGTACAAACATGGATGACGGAAACATTCGTATGCTTTTGGATCTTGCGCAATATCGGCTTCGGAAACAACTCCTGCTTTCTTATATGCATCTATCATCTTTTCCATATCATTGTTTCGGGCTTTCAATGTTATCATGTCACCGTCTAACTTATAGATAAAATCAAACACTTCTCTCGGACCGGCCAGCCTCATATCCTCAGCAAATACCATATGTCCATGATATATCTCGTCGCCTGTCTTTGCAACAGAAGCCACAAAACAATCATCTCCGCTATCATTCTTTTCTTCCAGTGTTCTAAAATACACAGCCTTTGTAGTAAGGCAGTCTCTGTACGTCACAATGTCACCGCATGTCAGCGGAGGATAAGGCAGCACCCTTTCAAAATCATACAGGCCCGTACTTGCGTCGTGCATCATTTCTTTTTCATAGATAATGGCAGCCTGTCTTTCCAGCTGACACCCTTTGCTGTTTTCCCATCCTCTTAAAAAGAGCACCGCATCACAGTCGAGAAGTGCATGTATATCTCTGCCCATGTGCTCTGCGTAGCTTGCGTTTTTGTCCGGAGACACATCAAACGGCGTTACCGCTTCATATCCTTTCTCTGCCAGATATCTGGTTGCTCTTTCAGCTCTTTTTTTCACGTCTTTTATATCGTATCCTGATATAGGAAGACTTACATAAACTTTCTTCATTTCTTATGCTTAATTTAATTATCAGTATATTTTATCGTGCATGAATGGCCGGGTTTCATTGTATTTCATTTTCTCTTCCATGTGCCATAAAAGATCAAACTCCATATTTTGCGCCTTACAGAACATCTCTGCCAGCAAGACCTTAATCAGATATTCTTCCGGAGCTTCAGCTCTGTTATAGAATACTATGGAAGAAATACAGTCAAGGCACCATTCCGTAAAAGTCAGCCGGGAACGACTCTCGGAGTATTCCTTATTGATTTTGAGAGGCAGTTCAAGTTCTGACAGGTCTACATTTTTCAATCCTGCAAAATCAAGCAACCGGATGCAGGTATCAGCCAGTTCTTCTTCTACAGAACCTTTAATATAGGTCTCGTAGGCTTTGATTCTTTCTTCTCCTGTAAATTCTGTAACAGAATTAAATGAAAGTACATCGGCGTGGTGCTTCTTTCTGTCGGCTTCCACAGACTCCATTAATTCAGATATTACAAGACAAAGCCAGTGATCATCGCTCTTTTCTTCTTCGTGCCATCCATGGGCCACCGCGTTACGGTAGGCCCTGTCTTTTAAATCATTTAAATTCATTTCAAATATTCTTTATTAAATTGTCCGTTATCAATCAACCAACTAATAGCTGATATACATGATTCGAAAGGTGATTCAGTTTCAAAGTATTCTATGCATGGGTAAGATAAATTCCATAATTTGTTTTCGTCATCATGAAACAAGCAAAAAACATTTTCCCGATTGCCTATTTTTATATTAGTCGGCAATAGCTCCAGTAATCGGCTAAGACTCCATGCTGGAATTATATCGCGGTTTGTCCGTGCCGAAAACCATTGTTTGGAATTTATATCTTTTGTTAATGCGTGGACATAATAGTCTCCAGCTTCAGGTAGTCTACATTTTTCAAGGTACGCATCTGCTGTTTCCGCTTTTATCCCCAAATCAAGCAACTTTTCCGATTGCTCGCGTGTTGTCGTTATTTGCGATTTAAAATTCATGTTTTTTCTTTTTGGTTAATTTCTTTATTACCCTATTAAGGTATGCGTTTTCCGATTCAAGTCCTTTAATCTCATTCCTCAGACGCTCTACCTCTTCATTGTATCTCCTTGTCTCATACTGATAAGGAGAATGTTCACTTCTGCATGTGCATAAGGACATATCTCCGGAAATGACTACCGACCAACAACAAGGGATAAGAATTTTTTCTCCTTTATCGGTATAGATGTAATGACATTTCATTTGTCAATCCAATTATCACTGTTATACCAATACCACTTGCAGCCACCGGCAGTATGTCTTTCTCCTCGGCAGCAGGAACAAATATTACCGGCGCTGATTCCTGTAATTCTCTTTGCTTCTTCTGCACTTGGAAAATAAACCTTGTTGTTGTCCTTATCCACCATGATCACCGGCTTTTTGTTCCAGCCGGCTACACAGTGGTGGTTGGTCTTAGGCTTACGAAGGTTCTTCAGTATTTTAGCCTGTTGTTCCTTCGTAAGCCATTCATCCCATTTGCGGCCCTTATGCGGAGACGGATGCCCTTTCATAAATTGTCCGTTTACCTTGTTGCGATAAACGCGTACCGGACCTAATGTCAATTCCATGTCATTTGACTAATTCAAACTCATAAACAAATACATAAGGATTGCTTTCCCATGTTCCCTTACCGTTTATTTTATCAATCAATGCAGCATAGGCTTCACGTGGCGTGTCGAAATCTCTATAGCCGCCATAGTGTAAACCTTCTTCCTTGATTTTCACTTTCATTGAGTTGTCATAGAATGCATAAGGTTTAAAATCTCCACCACACGGAAGTTGTTCTATCCCTTCTGCCAAACAATCTTCATCGCTTATATCTTGCAATCTCTGCAAACGTAATCTTGTGATACGTATCCGATTGGGCATTAGTTCAGGTTTTACAAACATCTTATTGCTCCATCCTCTGTTTTTAGCCCCGACAACTTTCGTTATAAAATCCCATCTCGGTGTGCCGTCCTCCATAAGTCCACCGCAATCCTTATAACTTTGAGCAATCGCTACTTTTTCGTCCTCTCTGTATTGCGGCTTTATCCACTCTGTATGCTCGTTTGGATTGTCTTTATTTACCCAACAATAAGCCATCCATAATGGACTATCAATTCCGTCGTCTTCAAATATAGGAAAAGCTATTTCGTTGTTTTTGTATGGCGGTTGAATATCGGGTATACGTCTTGTCTGAGTTTTTCTTCCTTCCAATACAGCTTTAGTAAGACTGTATCTGTCTTTAAACATTATCTTTTTCATGATTGCCTATTTAAGCGAAATGATACTACTATACAAACCAACAGAAGGACAATTAACACCTACGGTCTTAAATGTATAACTACTGTCTTCTTTTATGGTTCCGCACAACTCTGGCGCAGAAAGTAGCCCGTTTGTATTTATTCTGAATGTGCCCTTGTCAGTCATTACCAGGAAATATACATCAGTGTAAACACCATCTTTGTCACCATGGGTGCTTTCTACCTTTTCTATTCTGTTTACTTTTGCTACAAATTCTTTTTTATTCGAGAAAGTAAGCAGCATTACCGCAGCTATTATAGCAATAAAAATCGCCAAATTTAAAATGTGTTTTTTATTCATACTCTTTTCATTTTACATTAATATTCCATGTTAGTTCCGCATCTTGGCTTAGGTACATATTCGTCTTTTTCTTCGTCAAATTCGTAACAGTCCGGGCAATAGTCCTTACCGTCTATATTTATCCAGGAATCATCATTCGCAGATTCTCTGGCATAAGAGCCATCTGTCCAGGCTACATATCCGTTAAACTCATCTACATGTGATTTGCCGCAGCCATCACATACACACTGATACATATTTACTTCTCTTATCATTGCTTATGTCTATTATAATAATCAACAATCGTTTTATTTAATGCTTCAATAAGGGAAACTGTAAGCATTACCGGCATTTCGTTTGTATTCATCTTCTTAATGAATACCTTGCCATCCCTATACTCAAGAACGGTGTCAAGTTCTATTATTTTACTTTCTTCATTCATGGTTTTTCAGAACGCTTGGTTTGTATATATTCTGTTATTTCACCTATCGCTTCATTCCAGGGAATCTCCCCAAGGTGTTTCAAGCAGGCATCCCAGCCGGCAATAAAGTCCGCCATACAAACCTGTTCGTTACCAGTTCTCCACATCGGGCGACATGCTTCATTAGCATATTCTTCCGCAGCTTTTTCTATATCTTTTCTTGTCATAACTACTCATTGCTATTTTGCGGTATTTCTGGTATAAGCATATACAAATCACATTCATAATTCCCATAATCTTCAAAATGGAAGTCAGAAGAAGTGGCTACCTTGTATATTCCATTTTCCTTGTAAATATAGCCACTCACTATTGCACCGTTAGATTTCATTCGGCACAACACTTCTCTATCTGTAGGATATTGCTCATCAGTTACATTTCTCCATTCATGAAAATTATTCCAACGGCGTGCTATTTCTTCACAAAGAATATTTGAGCTATCCACATCTCCCAAATGGATTTCGGCTATCGAATAATTCATCCCGTGTTTTATACAAAGCTCCGCATCCATTTCATCTGCGCCAAATAAGCGTTTACCTCGTGCTGGTAAGCAAATTAATTTTAATGTATCAGTATTTAATTCGCCTTTTGCGTATTTCCAATTCAATTTTATTATTGCCATTTTGTTTTTCCTTTTCAATCTATCCCAGCAGCCACCACATAGCTGCCAGGAATAGGTAATACAATTTTGTTTTCAATTATCTCCCTCCCATTTATCAGTTGTACTTAACAGATGTTTTGTCTGATCGTTGTATGGGATACAATCTCTATAATAGGAACCGCTTGTGCATCCATATACATATCTTTTCCCTACCGAATCGTATTTTACGTGTGAAAATCTTGCGAGCCACCATTCGCTCAAATCGTAATTTCTAACAAGCACCCAGTCTTTTGGCTTGAAATCATATTTAGATTTTCCCTCAATTCCAAAGAAGCGTTTCAGGCATTCTTTAGCCTTAGGATCTTTGCTTGCTTCGAGCGAGTCAATCAGTATTTGCACTTCTTCTTTAGTAGGTTTTTCTATTTTCTCTCCTGCATTGGAGCTCGTATTAAAAGAAGGCATTGAATCTTCATCAGTAATAAGTAATGATACATAATCATCGGTATTATAAGTGGATTTATTAGCATCGATATTTATATTTTTAATGATTGAAAGCCAAGTGTAAGCATCATTAGATTGCTTGATTATATCCCCATCCTTAAAAGTCCTGTATTCGGGGATTTCAATCATAAGGTCATTATTACGATTTTCACCTGCTACCTCAGAACCATTTATAGAATAAGTGAGTATCTTCTCCATTATACCCACATCAATCAATGCTACAACATTGTATATACTGTCAGATTTTTTATCCCAACAAACAATTCTTGCTCTATTACCATCGCGTGTAACAATTCTACCGTCTACCCCACCGCTTGTGATTTTCTTTGCCATTTCCAAATCAAACGGCATTTTTACGAATTTCTTTTCCATAATTATTCCTTTTTCTTTTAACTAATTTCCTAATTGGTTTCAGCATCATTACATTTTTTATACTGCTGCCCTCCTTATGACTTCCATATTACGATTTACCAGATTTATAATTTGGTTGTGGTACTCGCTTGTCTTATTACAAACGGCCCTACTCTGAATGATTTTAAATGTTTTCAAGTTTACTTCCACAGTTTCTAACCTTTCTCCATTTTTCTGAGCTGTCAGAATAAGGCAATCTTTACGTTTGTAATACTCATTCTGGTAGACACAATGGTGCATGGCCTTACCTTCCTGATAGAACTGGGTTATACTTTCCAATGGCCTGATAA